GCGGGGGAGGGGAGCGGCGGCGGGGGGCGGGTGGGGCGGGGGGAGGGCCTAGGGGGACAGAGAAAAACCAAAAAAAAGCAAGGGGGAAGTGTCCCCAAAAAAACGCCAAAAAAACTAACCTTAAAAAAAATATAATTATGTGTAGAGCAGGAAGTGACATAGGATATTGCGATAGCGATTGGAGAGAAAACAATACTATTGACATCAGACCAAGCGATTCATCAGTAGAAAACTACTTATCGTCTATGGGTTTTGATGATGTAGATATTAGAACAGGTGACAACGACTTAGATATATCTTTTACATATGAGGGTGTGTTCTATGCACACTACGACTTGGATTGGGATAGCTATGAGAACTTTGAGTTTATAGATTATCTAAGAGATGCTGACCAAAAGGAATCAGCCTGTTGTGGTGCATCATTTGACGAAGACATCAGAAGATGTGGTTATTGTAAAGAAAGTTTATAGTTGATTGATTAAAGTGTTTGTTTTTTAGTGACTTTAGATTTATCTAGAGTTCAGGTAAGTAGGTGGGTTTATGTGTAATTTCCTCACCTACTTTTTTTTGTGCCAAATTTTTTTTGTAAGAAACTGCGACACTCAAGTAACTGCCAAGAAACTGCTAAGTAACTGCTGAAGAAACTGCTAAGTAACTGCTGAGCATCTGCCATAGTATATATGGTGGGTGTATTTTCCTAGATTTTAAAAAAAAACACCGTTCTGACAAGTTGTCATTTATTTATATTTGTATTAAATTTTTTAGTTTTTGCTTGGATATTAAAAAAGATTTATTAAAGGGTTAAACTTTTTTAGTATTTATATAATTTTTTTATATATTTGCTAAAGTTTTTAACCAATAAATATATTATGAAATACACAACAAACCCTAAATTATTAGACAAAGTAAAAAGACAAACAGAAATCGAGCCAAGTGGCACTAATGTGATAATGTTTGTAGGATTTATTTTTATTTTTCTTTTACCTACCATTAACGCAATTATTAAATTAAACTTTTAATCTTATGAAAAAGCAAACATTAAAACAGAAAATTGATTCAATTATATTAGAACTAATTAAAAAAGGATATAGAAAAAAAGAATACTCAGAAACTACACCAATAAAATTGGGGCTTAGTCAAACTGACTTTTCAAAAATTAGTTACATTACAGAAAAGCGACAAAACCAACTAATTAAAAATGATGTTGTAAAATTAAAACAATTTACAAAGGAAGATAGAAAAAAATATTTTTATCATACTTCAGCAAGTAAATTGTTATCTAAATTTATAAACATAGATTCAGATGATTTACAACCTTTTGCAGACAAATTAAGCCAATATATCATAGAGCAAAAGAAAATAGATTTAAAAGTATTTAAGGGTACAGATATTGCAAGGATTTACAATATGAGTAACCACAGGTTTGGCGAATCCTCGTGTATGCAAGAAAAACATAAATCATATTTTGAGATTTACGAGCATTTGCCCGTTAAACTATTTGCACTTATTGAGAATGGCGAACTTTTGGCTCGTTGTCTTGTTTGGTACAATGAGAGACACACAAAAACTGACATCTATATTGACAGAATTTATTCCTTTGGGAATGATGAAATTAGTAAAATAATGTATAGAAAAATTATTTTCAAGATTCGAGAGGTTGAGAAGATAAGCAAAGATACACCAATTAACGCCTATAATTGTAGGTTTTTAAATTGGGATTCGAATACAAATTATCGTTCTTATCCTTCTTTTCAATTTGTAAAAATTGATAATGATATTGAGGTTGACGAATTAGAAGCACTTCCATATTTAGACACCTTTCAGTTTTCTTGTGGTAATTATTTACAGACAGACAGCGACAGCGACACAAGATACCAATTGAATTGTACCGGTGGAACATATTCAGATGTAGAACAGATAGTTTGCGAGTGTTGTGGTGTTTCAGTAGATGAAGACACCCAAATTTGGGTTGAAGATTTAGAAGAAACAAGATGTGAACATTGCGCAATATATTCAAGCGTAGACGATGTTTGGTATTCTGAGGAAAATTGCACATATATAAGTGGAAACATAGAAAGTTATGTGCATAATGACCATATACAAAATTAAATTATTAACTTTAATTAAATTGCTTATGAATACAAGAAAAGACATTCAATATATTAAAAAACAAATTTTAATGTGTTTAGATTTGTTCGATGATGGGTTTTTAAATCCTTACCAACTTACAAAAAGGATTAGAGAGATACTAACAATAAAAAATTTAAATGATATGAATCAAAAATAAATTAGAAAACTACACACCGACAACAATATTTTTAATAATTGTTATTATAATCGCCTTGCTTATGTAGGGCGTTTTTTTATATTATACCAGCTACAAAATTTCTTTATTTATGCAAATTATCACAATTTTAACGCATTTTTTATTGATTTACTGACATTTTGACAAAACAAAATCCGTCAATATATATGGATTACCAACATAGCCACATATACGCAGCCATAACAAATCCTAATTCAATTTTATATGTTGTTATTTTTAGAAAAGTTGTTTAGATAAAAACACTTTGGAATAGAGATACGAAGTTAGCGTTTAGAAAACTTAATTTTTAGAAAAAGCATTGTGAAAAGTGCAGTTTGCAATAAAAATGTGAAGAAATCTTCAATTTTATTAGTATAGTTGCATTATGGAAGAAAAAAATAAGAAGGTTGTTGGAAAACCTTTTGCAGTTGGCAATACTGTTGGGGGTAGAACTAAGGGCTCAATAAATAGAGTTACAAAATTCTCAAGAGAGGTTTTGACTATGGCTTTAGCAGGGCAGGAAGAAAATATTAGGAACGCTTTAGAGAAGTTGGCAAACAAAAATCCTGAAGCATATATTGGTGCAGTAGCCAAGCTTTTAAATTATGCAATACCCAAACTACAGGCAACTGAAATTAGTGCCAATGGTAATACCAAAATAGAAATAACTCTTGATGATTCAATGAGTGTTGAGCAGCTAAAACAAAAGATGGCTGAGATGGAAGCAGACGATACAGAATTTGAAGAAGTATAATGAAAGAAAATCATAAGAAGCAACTGATGATGGCTATGGAAAAAGCCATTTGCGAAAAATCCTTTTACGAGTTCTTTGTCAAGGCTTGGGATATAGCAGAGCCATCAGTACCCCTATCAACAAACTTTCACCATAAATACCTTTGCGATATATTGCAATCAGAAGCAGAAAGAATCAAAGAAGGTAGAAAGAAAGATAAAGACATAATAATCAATATACCCTTCCGTAGTACCAAATCACTTCTTGTAACAGTTATGTTTCCTGCTTGGTGTTGGGCTGTTTATCCCAAAATGAGATTTATTACTGCTTCCTATTCTGCAGAGATTAGTATAGAACACGCAACTAGGAGTAGAGATATTATTCAAAGCGAATGGTATCAGAATCATTGGGGCGAAACATATCAAATCAAAAAAGACCAAAACCTCAAGGCTAGATATGAGAACACTTTTCTTGGTGTTCGCAGGGCAACATCTGTAGGTGGCTCTGTTACAGGACAGGGGGGGGATATAATTTTAGTTGACGACCCAACATCACCAAAAAATGCAGCATCTGAAACAGAAAGAGATAATGCTAACGAATGGTATAAGTCAACACTATACTCAAGACTTAACAATCCAATGACAGGGGTAAGAATAATTATTATGCAGAGAGTTCACGAAGATGACCTTAGTGGCTATCTATTGTACAATTCACCTGATAAGCATAAGCATATATGTATTCCTGCAGAATTATCTGATGATTTAAAACCTCAACACTTAGAAGAATATTATAAAAATGGGCTTTTTTGGGAAGAAAGGTTTGGTAGAGAGATTTTAGATGACTATAAGTCTGCTCTTGGCTCTTATGGGTATGCAGGGCAACTGCAACAAAGACCCACACCTGCAGATAGTGGTATGATACAAAAAAATTGGTTTAATATTGATACTGATAAAATTGATGGTGATGTTCATTTTGTTATTGACCCTGCATATACTGCTAGTCAGAAGAACGACCCATCTGCACTTATGGCTTATAAGTTCTTTGAAAACAAGTGGCAGATTGTGGAAGTGCAAAATGTAAGATTAGAGTTTCCTGATTTAATTAAGCACATAGGTAAGTTTGTGCATAAAAATGGCTACTCAAGTAGGTCAAAAATATATGTAGAGCCAAAAGCTAGTGGTAAATCCATTGTTCAGACACTAATTAGAGAAACAGGACTAAATGTTAAGGAAGATAAGCCACCAACTAAGGACAAAGTCGCCAGAGTTCAAGATATTAGTGCTAGTATAGAGAGTGGTAGGGTGTCTTTGCTCAAAGGTGCTTGGAATGAGGAGTTTTTACTGCAATGTCAACAATTTCCTGCTGCAAAGCACGACGATATGGTAGATTGCCTTGTTATGGCACTAAATAAGCATTTTAGAGGTGGAAAAGTGCTTTATTTTGGATAATTTGTAAATTCACAACAATTCTTCTAATATAGAAGGAAATAAAGTGGCAATTTTGCAAAAATGGATAATAATATATAAAATTGAAACGATATGGCTTACGAATTTTTAGATGACAACATTGCCTTAATGAGAATGTTGGGTGAAACCCAAAGCATTGATGTTATTAGTGATGCAAATGCACATTCAGGAAAAGACTACTATTGCGTTTATTGTGCTACTGAAACTGTTGTTGCTTCTATAACTTGCGATAGCGAAGTTACTAATGCAGCAGGTTTACAGACAACTTTACCTGCAGGTACTACATTGATGCTAAATGTAACAGCGATTACCCTTACAAGTGGTGTAGTAATAGCATACTCTAGATAATATGCTTAGTTTAGGACTACATATGGGCGTAGGTAGCCCTACAGTTAGGTCAAGTGGTTTTGCTTTGACAGATTTTAGTGGACTACAAGCTTGGTATAAATTTAATACAGGCATAACAACAAGTGGTACAACTGTATTAACTTGGGATGATAGTAGTGGTAATAACAGAAAAATGGGAAATATTACTGCTACTAACAAAAGACCTGAGTTTGATTCATCTGACAATACATTAAATTTCAGTTCTGACAGGTATATGGAATTGAATAGTACATATGGTACAGATACTGAATTCCCAAACTCAAATGAGTTTACAGCATTTATGGCAATAAGAATACCCTATAATACATCAACAACTAAAATAAATCCTGTAGTTCAAGGGGGAAATAATGATAGTATTGCTGTGGGTAATCTTGCTTTTTTACCAGGCGATAATAGTTACTATTCTTTTAATGGACATGGCTCTGACCAAAATTATTCTAGCGCAAAAAGTACAGAACAAACACACGTTCATGTAAACAATCAGCTTTTTGTTTTTGCAATTAGAAGAACAGGTACAACAATAACTTTTATGAGAAATAGTAGGTCGAATGTAATAATTAGTTCTACGAAAACTAATACAACAGCTACATTTGATACAAATACATTAGGAGCTACAACGGCTGGTGGTAGTCAAGTTAGTATAGCAGAAATAGCAATTTATAATTCATCTCTTTCTGATTCTCGTTTTGATGCAGTAATAGATGATATAAAAACAAGAGTAGGAATATAATGGCTAGAGAAATTTTTAAAGGAACACAGGCAGAGTGTCAAGCTGCAATAAATAGAGTTAATACAGCATTAGGTTTGAGTGGAGAGAGTATAGATTTTCCAACAGAGTTAGACGCTGCAAATGATATATATATGTGTGTCATTGATGGTGCAACACAAAAAAATTCACTATCATCATCTGAAAAAACTAAAGTGTTAGCACAAGAAGATGAAGAAATGACTTATTTAAAAAATGAAAAAGTTTTTTCTGAATATGTAGATGGTAAGGCATCATATACTAGAACAGGAACAATAGTATTACAACCAAGTTTAAAAAAGTTTAGAGAGGGAGATACTGTTACTTGGACTGCTACTTCTTCTGCAGGAACGGAAAAAACAAAGTTTTTATTTGATAGAAATACTTGGAAAATATTTCAACCATCAAATATAACTGCTAATACAATACAAACAATTATACCTAGAAGTGGCTCTTATAATGTTGTAGTATATTCAGCAGGTTTTGGTGGTAAAAAACAAACAATAACAATAAATGTATAGTTATGAAAAGAGTAAAAACACTAAATTTAGCACATAAAAGGCTTATTACAGGTCATTTGAAGTTTTTGCAGTCTAGATTGTATAAAATAACTGAGCACGACAAAAATTATGGTAAGTTCAAAGATTTTCAAGAAATTTTAGATACAATCATAACATATTCAAATGATTTTAAATCTTTTACTGAAAAACAAAGAACTAAAGATGAATGGATGTATATGATACCAACTTTAAGTCTTTATGCTTGTTTAGGGTTTTTAACAGGTATAAAAAACAAAAAGATAGAAAATTTTGTTGATTTTGAAGAAGAACAAGATAGATTTATTAAATCAACACTAAATTTAGTAGGAAATCTTTCAGATGTACTAAAAGAGCACGAAGAAAGACAAAACTTAGAAAAAGAGTTTATTAAACTTAGAGAAGATGTTAGTATTAGAGATTAACGGTAAAGAAAAGTCAATCCCTTGTCAATGGGAAGAAATGACAATAGAATACTATTGTGGTATTTATCAGATAATCAAAAAGTATCAAAGAACAGAGGAGCAGAAAAAACAAGACGAGGGAAAAGATTTGAGCAAGTTTTTCTTTGTTCAACAAACTAAGATGTATAGAGAGCTTTTTTGCTATATGACAGGAGTAAGCGAAAAAGATGTAAATAAATACCCTGTTGATGATGTAGACGCTGTAATTTCTTCATTAGATAATATAATGAAAGATTATGAGCCGAAGGGAATAGATAGTTTTGATGTTGATGGCGTAAAATACTATTTTCCAATGAACTTCTTTAGCGAAGGAACATTTGGAGAATACATTGAAGCAAATCAGCTAGAGATGGGAGTTGAGTATTTGAAAAACGGAAGGTTTGACATTTTGCCTGAACAAATGGCTATAATGTGCAAAGCAGTTGATGAGGAAGTAGATTTAGATAATATAGACGATAAAGTCGCTAAATTTAGACAACTTACAATGGATATCGTTTGGGAGTTCAGTTTTTTTTTGAACAAACGAACAACAATGTGTCTGAACGCTATCCGAATGTTTTCAGAGCAGGAAACTCAAAGTCTGTTGCAGTCGTAAAGGCTAGTAGGATTATGAAGCCATATGGGTGGCTTAACAGCCTTTATGATGTTGCTATGGATGGTTTGTTTACAAAAGACGGTAAAGATGCCATACAAAGCGTTAAAGACGAAAAACTATATAAGGTTTTAACATACATAGCTTGGAAAACATCCAAGTCTGATTTTGAAATAGCTGTAAAAGAAGAAAGTCAAAAAAATATTAAATAATGGCATTTAACAGATTAAGAGACATAAGAGATAGAATGGAAAGCAAATGGTCTAGTGGGCAGTTTGTTTTTGGTTATGAAGATGATATCAATGAGTTGCATAACATTGACTATCCTTTGCTTTTAGTTATGCCACCAACCTCAACGCTTCCTGCTACGGAAAAAGACCCAATAAACGCACATTTGAAAGAGGAGTATGAGTTTGAGGTTATCTTTGCTAAACCATATAGAACAAGTGATAGCAACACAGGTGCTAATGACACAAATGCAAATCTTGATGTGATATATACACTTTTGGAATCAGAAGCACATTTTTGGTTGCAAAGCTTTCTTGACAGTTATCCAAACAAACAGGTGACACTTGTTCCTGTTCCAATAACTATAGAAAGAGAAACAAATCAACAAAACGATAGAGTTGTTCAAGTTAGAATGAACTTTACTGTAGATTGCTTCTCACACGCTTTTGCTGCTTTTGATGACCAATCAATCAGAGACCTTAGCCCACAACTTTGGCTCAGAAGTGATATTGGTGTAAAAACAAAATACTTTGGTGGTAAAGAGGTTGTTAGTCAATGGAAAGACCAAAGTGTCTTTAACAATCACTTTTCACAATCAACATCTACAAAGCAGCCTGAATACAAATATGAGATGTCAGATTCTGTAAATGTAAACAACAGATATCCTTTTTTAAGCTTTGATGGTGTTGATGATAATCTTATATGTGATGAAAATACTTTAGGAAACCCAGCAAATACTAGAAGCTTGAAGGGCGACCACACTATATTCTATGTTGCAAAAACTACAGATTCTAATGAAACAGATGCTCCTATTTTAAGTTTGGGCTTTGGAACTCCTAATGCAGCTACAATGGATATAACTATAAAAGATTTTAGTGGTGAAAAACAGTTTAAAAGTCAAGTTATTGATGTTGTTGCTTCAGGTGCAGATGCCCTAATTTTGTCATCAGATGTTGCTTCAGGAAGCACAAAGGTAGCTATCAGAGGTCATAAAGTTAGTGGTCAAACATTAACATATTTTTTAAATGGTGCAACCTTAACAAGTGTGACTAATAGTGATTATTTAAATCCTGTAGATTATTCTAGTCAAGATGCTATGTTAATGGGTACTGATTTAACAAATTTTGGTTTACTTAATGTGCAAGAGGTTATGATATTTCAATATGCAGTAACGGACAGTCAAGCTACATCAATAATGAATTACTTAAATCATAAATACAATATATCTTAATTATGGCAATAGTACAAAAAGTAGATTTTCCAAAAGATAATGAATTTCATAGCGTATATAGTCCCTTAAAACTTACTATAAGAGTTAATGGTGGAGATACAGATGGATTAACAGGTAATGTAGAAGATTTTGTTAGTTGTAGATTTCATTTTACTCCATTCAATGAAACAACAGACCAATGGCTAAATAATAATAATAGTAGTTCTTATGATAATACTGCACTACCTGATGAAACATTTGCTGTGCACGTTCCATATACTCCATTTGTTCACGGATGGTCTATTGATAGCACTCCAAATTCACAAAACACTCCTGCTAGTACAGGTGCTACTTACAGATACTTTACTTTAGATTGTGCCCCTTTAATGAGAAACTATTTAAGTTATAATCTAAGACCTTGCTCTCAAGATACTGAAAACCCCAATGTTTTAAGAGATATAACCTTAGGACAAATAGCATATAACCTATTCACCTATTATCAAATAGCATATACTCCTGAGTATATAGACACTACAGGAAAGCTAGTTTTAGCAAACGGAACAGGTGTCAGACCTGATTTAAAAGGTTATTGCTATCCAAGAGTTATCAATAGTGCTTTATCATATAATGAAGAAATATTTGGATATCACGGACAATCTTATGCTGAGGTAGATGGAACTTATGAGAATGAATTACAACATTCAGTAATAAATAAGATATACTTACACGATTCTAATGATAATGAAAATCTTTATGGTAGAATGAAGTATCTATCCGTAAAACCACAAAATAGAATAATTGGTGTTGATGAATGTGAATATTTAACTTTTGCAGCAAAGAATGGAACGAATGGCGTGTATGCTCTTGTTCATTTTTATGATTTTAATGGAAATTTAATTGATAATGGAGAAGGCACATCAGGTCAAGGTTACTATGCTTTGAATATAAATGCTACTGCAGATGGTGATGGCACAAATACAGGTAATAACGGTTTGTTTTCTTATGGTGATGGTGGAAATCAAAATCCTTCATATGCAGTTATACAAATAGGTGTAGGAACTAGAAATATTAAGGAGTTATGCTTTACAGCTCCAAGTAAATTTAGAAATAATCAACCTGTATCTGACTTTTCTAATATAGCTTATTATGAAGTAACAACTCGTAATAACTCTAGCCCCCACGAACAGATTGGTCAAACAATAAGATATACTATAGACCACAAAAGAAGAAACTATAATGAAAGCACTAGATTTCATTGGCAATGCAGATTGGGTGGTATAGATAGTTACACTTTTGATGGTGCTATGAGTAGAGGTTTGCAAACAAGCTCATCTACATATCAACAGACAGTATATCCTAAATTTAGAGGTCAAATATCAAGTAATGATAGTAATACAACTCTTTTTAAAGGAAGTCACATACAACAAACAACTGCTACTGCTAATGGTGGTGCTTTAATACCTAGAATAGCAGGGCTTACAGACGACCAATATCCATCTATAAGAAAACATACAGTAGATGCTTATGGTAACGGAAGTGCAACAACAAGACCCATAACTTTTGATGAAAGGCAGATGGTGGAAGATATGATGATGAGCTCTAATGTATGGGTAGAAAGAGGTTGGAGAGCAAAAGAGATATTCAAAGAAGACTTTAGTAGCTATTCTTCTGTTGCAGAAATATCAAATAATTGGACTGCTGATGCAGGTGACTTCAATACAGATGCTGCATTTTTTACAGATGAAGGACATTTAACAGGAACACAAGTTTATAGAAAGGGTAATAATGCAGGTAATGACCGAGTTTGGGCTCACAGTAAAAATTTATTCAAGTATGATAAAAATAAATTATACGAAGTAGAGATAAGGTATAAAAGTACTGAAGGAACTAGTGACCTAATATATTGTGGTCTTACAGGTTTTGCAAAAGATAAAACAACTTTTGTAAATCAAACAGGAGCTAATAGCTTTTCCTCACAATATTATATAACACTTGATACTGTTACAACTGCTTCAAATGATAGATTTGTAGTGCAAAGAGGATATATTAGTGGTGTTTATAAAGATAGTGGTAGTTATGGTGGTCAAAGAAATATACCTATTCATCACGCTTATGCTCACAAAGATGTGCGTTTTTTTGCACCTATGTTTATATTAAATCACGATGCCACAGCAGGTAGGACTTTTGTTGATTACATAAAGGTTACAGAATATTCTACTGATGACCCTAGTCAAAGTCAAAAGTTTTCATCTATGAATAGAAACTACTATGTTCCTGTTCTACTAAAAGATGGTAACTTGACAAGCTATGATAGTGAGCAATCTACAACAGTAACTGTAGATTATGTTGAAAGCAGAAAGAAAAGAGCAATAATTACATAATGGTTGAAATTACAATAGAATTAAGAAGATTTAACGCTTCAAGCTCTAAAGAGGTTATAGGCGTGTTGGATGTAACATCTAGCGAAGACTTTCCTTTGTCTTTGACAATACAAAGCTTTGACATAAGAGACATAAACTCTAGGTCAGGAAGTTTTTCTAAAACATTCGATATACCTGCAACTAATAATAATAATAGAATACTGAAAAATGTTTTTTATCAAGGATATGACGATACAAGCACAAATGTGTTTGGTAAGATAGATGCAGTAATATATGCTGATAATGTACCAATAATATCAGGTAAGTTAAGGGTTACTAAAGTAACAAGGTCTGACAATCCATTGGGTTATAGTTGTGAGTTTGTAGGAGATAATATGGATTGGGCTTCTGAAATAAAAAACCTAGAGCTTAAAGACCTTAGATTTAGCTCAATATCAGATGTTGCAGAGCAAGGATATGTTTATGACAACTGCTTTCATATAAACTCATCTAGTCCTAGTGACAATACAAATGCTAGTAATACAGATTTAAATCATATAGGTAATGACTTCCATCATTTCTCAAGCAACTTTGATAGAATACTATGGCCTTTGATGTCCGTAGGCGAAGGTTTAAGTGATAGAAATCAAGTTACTTTTGGTGATTTTGTTCCTGCTTTTTATATAAAAAATATTTGGGATAAGATATTTGAAGCTCAGGGATATACAGTTGAAAGTACTTTTTGTAATAGTGCTTACTTCCAAAGCTTGATAATGCCTTTTGAATTTGAAAAAAGAGCAGAGCAGGTAAATAATAAGTTTGGAAAAATATCTTTGACAAGTATTCCTACACCACAAACAACTTCTTTGAACGCATATTTTGATAATGGTAGTTCATCTACTACACCATCTTTTATGATTGGTGATGGAACTGTAAATGACAGTACAGGTAATTTTAGTTATGCACCTAGTGGCAATGCTTCAGGAGCAAAGGCAAGATATCTTTTTGGTGGTAATGAGCTTATAGATGATTACGATGAGCCATCATCACAAAGCACAGGTAATGTGCAGATGGGTACAAGCTCCAATAATTCAAACATAACAAACTCTTATAGTGGAACTATGGTTTGTATAAATGAAGCAGGTGACCACGAAATTGATTTTAACATAAAAGCAAGGTTTGTTAGGGATAGTAGCACAGGTGGAACTGACTATCACTTATCTTTTAGAGCAAAAGTAGAGCTTTGGGAAGTTACTGATGATGATGATAATGCAAATGGTTTATATCAGACTGCTAATTTCGTACATAATGGCTCAGGCTCAGAACACGCAAACTTTAAACTAAAGTGGTATCAACAGCAAAGCTATACTGCAGATGCACCTCAAGACATTGTAAGAACTTGGTCTCCTAGTAGTCCTATATCTGTAAGTGGTGTGGGTAATAAATATTTAATAGCTTTATCTGTAACGCCCCTTTACCCTTCAAATTCTGATGGGGATAGTGTTACATTTCAGTTTGAAACTGACAGTTTTTTGCAGATAAGTGGAAAAGCAGATATGACAGTTGGAGAGCCAATAGATAATCCACACTTTTTTCTTCCTGATGGAAAGCAATCTGATTTTGTTATGGGAATTGCACAGATGTATAATCTTCAGTTTCATACAGACCCCATACAGAAAAAGGTTTTTGTTGAGCCATATGACTTTTTTTATGATTCAAAATTAAAAGCTTTTGATTGGTCAGATAAAATTGATTATAGTAAAAATACAGTAGAAGAATTTCCACACGAACTAAAATCAGAGATAAGGGTAAAATACAAAGATGCTAGTAGCGATGCGTTTTTAGAAAGATTTAATTCTAGGAACTTGATAGATTGGGGTGAGTACAAAGAAATTAACACATCAGGTGTTTTTCAAGATGGAACATATACTATAGAAAATAAATTTTTTAGCCCAACATTTAATTGGTATGAGCCTGAATATATAGATTCTGATGTTGGTCACTCTAAAGCTAGAGCTCCCTTAATACCAATATATCATAGAGACTACTCCTACCTTATGGCAGAAAGATTTGCAGATAGGTCAGATAAAAACTTTCAGATAGGAAGTAGAATACTTCTAGCTGCACCAATATATTCAGGTGGCCAATTAGTTCAATATGATAGTGCTCTTACAGGTAATGCAACTGTTTTTAGTTATAATAACACAAGTCAACTTGAGCCTTCAAATGCTGCTGCTTTTAAATTTACTAGAGCTAATTTTATAACATTTGACAATTTAGGAGAGATTGATAATGGCAGTAGATTTAGGTTAGAGTATAGTATGGGTGCTTATGCTTCTGCAAAAGCATTTAATGTGCCATTGAACACACACATAATGGTTGACCCTAACCTATCTTTTAATGATGTTGTATATTATCACGACGATGGTAATGAATTTGCTGATGGTTTTACTGCATCTACAAACCCTAACAAAACTCATAGAATAAGAGGTCTTTTTTATCATTTTTACAATAGAATGTTCAAGCAACTTAAATCAAGACCAAAGATTAGAATTTCTTATTTTAAACTAAGCTATCAAGATATACTAAGATTAGATTTTAGAAGATTGGTTTACTTAGATGGTGTTTACTATAGAATTAACAAAATAGTTGATTACAAGCCACACCTTCAAGAATCTACAAAGGTAGAGCTTATGGAGTTTTTTGATTTAGGTAAAGATGATGTATTAGATGGAGATGTTATGAATTTAGTTAATGGATTGAATATATAATGAAAGCAGGTATATCAGGAAGAAAAATAATAAAAAGAAACAGAAATAAGCTATACACACTTATAGATGGCGTATATACTCCTATGCTCTATGAGCAACAAGAATCTGATGGTGACTACTACTATAGCGAAGTATTAGTAAGCGACCCTGAAAGAGTAACAAAACAACAACTTATTCTTAATAGAGACAATTCAAATTCTAATTTTGATGAGTTAGATGTTTTAATAAATCAAACAGCACAAGGCACTACAACGACAAGCTCAAGCGTATCTGTAACTAACTCATCATTTTTTACATATAAAAGAGGTGTATTAAGCAATGATTCTGATGGTAAATACTCAGGTGTAAGAGTTAGTGAATGGAATTCTATAAAATCAGATGTATCTTTTACACAATCTACAACATTAAATCAGCCATATGTTGGTGGTAAAAGTGGTGGTAGAGTGGGATTTTCAACACCTTATTTTGATAAAGGAAGCTCTTTTATGACAAGCTCTGCTAACATAACTTTGCAAAACAACTTTACAATATTTGCTTTGTTTAATTTAGATATTTTACAAAGAGCAAGAATTCTTGGAAATAATTCTGATGCAGATGTTTTTGTTACTTTTAATGAAAATGCAGATTCAAATCTTCACGTTGGGTTTGGCTCAGGAAACACATATATTATACCAACTACAACAAAACTAGAATTAAACAGGCCATATGTATTAACATTGGTAAGAAAGTCAAATGTTTTGACTACTAGAATTGATGGCGTAAAACAAGCAGAAACAAGTGTTACAGGCAATGACTTAGTAATAAATACATTAGGTAGAGCAATAGATGGCTCTGAATTTTTTGGTGGCAGTATTGGTGGTGTTCAGTTTTGGAACGGTGCGTTGAGCCTATCATTAGATAAAATAGAAAGTGCTCTTATAAAACAAAATTCAACAATATCATACTAATGGATATAAGAACAATACTAAATAACGAATTAAATATTATTGGTAGAGATATCAAGAAGGCACTTGTCAATGAGTTGATGAATCAAAAACATATTGCTACAGGTAAACTTGCTGCTACAACAAAGCATAAAGTTAATGTAAGTAACTCTGAAGCAGAAGTACGAATTACATCAAAGGCAAAGTATTGGAGTGCTATAGACAAAGGCACAAGACCACACTCACCACCATTTGACAGAATAATGCAATGGATAGATGATAAGGGCATAGCTTATGCAAACGAAGCAGAAAAAGCAAGAATAGCAACTGCAGTTATTAGAAGAATAGAGATAGAAGGAACTCCAACGAAAGGTAGCTTTGCTAGAACAGGAGCAACACACAGAACAGATTATATAAATCGTGCTATAAATCCTCAAAAAGCTAAGATTAAAAAAAGATTACAAAAGGCTATTGGAGATAATATAAAAGTACAGTTTACAAAAACCATAAAAAAAGCAAACCAAGATGGCTGAAGAATTAAAGTATAGAGTAAGAGTATTAGGTATTGATGAACTTGTAGGTCTTAACAAGGAAATACAAAAGAACGCTGAAGACCTTCGTAAGAAGAAAAAAGCTCTTAAAGATGATAAGCAGGGGCAAGAGGAAAATATGAAGTCTGTTCTTGAACTTACTGATAAACTTAAACAGCAAAGAAAAGAATTTAGAGAAGGCTCTAAAGTTCAAAAAGAAGTTCAGACACAAACCAAAAAGAGTACTAGCTTTACTATGAAGATGGCTACTGCTTTTGGTGTAGCATCATTAGCAGTAGATGGTCTTAAAAAAGCAACAAAGTTTCTTGGCGACCAAATAAAAGAAAGTGTTGTAGTATTCAAGGAGTTTGACTTTCAAATGGCTAAGGTTAGAGCTATTAGTGGTGCAACAGATTTAGAATTTAAAAGACTAAAATCTAGTGCAGAAGAACTTGGTAGAACAACATTCTTTACTGCAACTCAAGTAGCAGAACTTCAAACAAATCTATCTAAATTAGGTTTTACTTCTGAAGAAATACTACAAGCACAAGCAGCAACACTTGCGACTGCTACTGCAGCAGGTGAAGACTTAGCTAGAACTGCAACAGTAATGGGGTCTGCTATACGAGGTTTTGGTCTTGATGCTAGTGAAGCAACAAGAGTAGCAGATGTTATGGCTTCTGCTTTTACAAGTTCTGCTTTAGATATTGAGAAGTTTCAAACATCAATGACTAAGGTTGCTCCTATTGCAAAGATGGCAGGTTTTGAAATTGAAGGCACTACTGCAATATTGGCTTCCCTTACGGATGCAGGTATTGAGGCTTCTATTGCAGGTACTTCTTTAAGAAATGTATTGTTAAGATTGGCAGACCCAACATCAAAGCTTTCTAAAAGATTAGGTGGCTCTGTTTCTTCTGTTGATGAACTTTTACCAAGACTAAAGCAGTTGAAAGATTCAGGTATTGCTCTTTCTGATGTTTTAGGTATTACAGACAGAAGAACTGCTGCTGCTTTTGGTAGGATGCTAGATAGTGCAGAATCCGTAGAAATACTAACAGAGCAACTTAGAAATTCAGAAGGAGCTGCAGAAGCTATGGCTGCGATTGTTGGTGATAGTTTACAGGGTGCTTTCCTACGATTCAAGTCGGCTGTTGATGGTTTTAGAATAGCATTGATGGATGGTTTGGGCAAAAGGATGCAAAAAGTAGTAGATTCTTTTGCTAAAGGATTTAATACTCTAGCAAGTGAGAAAAATATTAAGAGAATTGGTAAAATAGCTAAAACAATTAAAGCTTTAGCTATAGCAGTTGGTTTATATACTTTAGGTGTAAAAGCTGCTTCTATAGCTACTATTGCTTATACTAAATTTTTAGCACTCAAAACTAAGGCAGCAGCTAGTGGAACAACAGCTATGACTTTGCTTACTGCATCTGCAAATGCTTTTACAGTCGCTATAATGAAAACAGGTATAGGTGCTTTTATTGTTCTTGTAGGTACTGCTATTACACAAATGGTTAAGTATGCAGGTGGTTTAAAAGAAGCCGAAAGCTTAACTACAAGATTCAATAAAGCAACTAAAGATAGCAATGAAGGTATAGCTGAAGCTGAAAACAATCTTAAATCTTTAGCTAGAACTAGAGAAAGAATAAATGAGCTTACAGATAAAGAAGGAAAATTATTGAAAGATAATGCTTCAACAAGAAAAATACTTGACGGACTACGAAAAAAAGAAAAGTCTGAAATAGCATCTCTCAATAAGCTTTTAAACACTCATAACCTAGAGCTTATAGATGAAAAAGACAATATAGACAAAATAACAGAAGCTATATCAGGTAGTGGTGGTCTTATTGATGCTATGACAAATAAAATGCTAGTAGAAGCGTTTGGCGACCTCAACAAAGAGCTTATAAGTATAACTGTTCAGTCTGATATGATACAAGAAACTTTAGGAGAGAATTTTACATTAGACCCTAAAAAGATAGCAGAATCGAAAAAGCAACTTGAGGAAATGAGTTCTTTTATGCAATTCTTAACACAAGATGTTGGTGGTACTGCTTATGATATTATGATGTCAATGTTTGGCTCAGGAACAGAACAAGAGCTTTATGCAGATGCTGATATGTTAGATGCTTTATTAGAGCAGTCAGGATTAACACTTCAACAATTTTTAGATACATTAGAAGATGGCTACTTTGAAAAAGAGCAGCAAAAAATAATGGATTTAATTTTAAAAAGAGGAGAATCTACAAGTCTTTCTATCGGAGATTTGTTTGCAACAGGAAGTGGTGGCACAGGCGAAGATGAGAAAATAAAGGCTATTACTGCTAAAATAGAAGAAGAAGCTCAAAGACACTCTAAGGCACTACTTGATATAGGTAATAAGTCATACAAGTTTGAAAGTGACAGAAAAATACTTCAGATACAAGAAGAAATAAAGCATCTTGAAACTATGAAAGACCTTAATATCAAGATGGGAGAAAACGGTCTTAAAGAGGATTTAAAAATACAAAAACAAGAACTTGCTTTGCTTAATGAAAATAGAAGTTTGAAGCTTCAAATGGCACAAGAATCTTTTGACACAAACAAGCATAATTTAGCTATGGAATTAGCTGACAACCTTATAACAGAGGTAGAGCATAAGGCAAAGCTACTTGAGTTGGAGAAAAATTTTATTGATGCAAAGAAAGATATATTTGTAGGTGATTTTGAAATGATGAAACAGCTTTTATCTGAGCAAAGACAACTAGAGCTAACTGATGCAGAATTATCAAAAGAAATAATAGCACAAAGAATATCAGATGTAAATGATTTGGGTGGCTCTATGATTGAACTAGGTGGTATTATGGGAGAAAACAACAAGCTTGTTCAGATAGGAACAAAACTACAACAAGCTGCTTCTGTTGCAACTTCCATAGCTACTTTAGCAGAGCAATTAAATATAAAAACAAAAGAGGGTGGTATAATTGCTACAATCAAGTCTGCATTTGCAAAAGCAGGAGAATCTGCTGCTAACGCAGGTACATCCATTCCACCACCATTTAATATTGCTGCTATCGCTGCTGTTGTTGCATTACTATCAAAATCTTTGAATCTATTTGGACTTGGTGGTGGTGGTAATGTAGATGAAGTGGGTGAAGAAGTTAGATTTGCTAAGGGTGGTCTAACAAAGGGTGGTATGTTTAGAGGTCGTTCACACGCTAGTGGTGGTGTTAAGTTTGCAGTAGGTGGCAGAATACACGAAGCAGAAGGTGGTGAGGCTATAATAAACAAAAGGTCAACCTCTAGATTTAGACCTATACTATCGGCTATAAACTCTTACAACGGTAATGGTGTAAAGTTTGCAGATGGTGGATTGATATCATCAGGTGAGAAATTTGCTATGGGTGGAGAACTAGCAAACATACAACAGATGGTTTCAGGTGGTAATTTAAAACAAAAGGTTGTAATGGTGGAGAGTGATGTTACCTCAACACAGAACAGAGTTTCGTCTTTAGAAAGCCAAGCTTCGTTTTAACAACAGATTGTTGATAAATAATTTTTAATAAAATTATATAGTTTTTGTAAAAGAATATATTGCGATATGATAAAAAATAATAAGCTTACTATTGTCAAGGAATTTGTCGAAAGTGCTTATGTAGATATCAAAAATAGACATTCTGAAGAAGCAGGAATAAAAGATGTTTTAATGTTCCTAGCAGAGAAAGGCCTGATAGAGCCTAGAAGATTACGAGATTATATGATTATAAAAGATTACGCTGATTTCTTGAAAAGGAATGATGGTAAGATTTGTGTAACTATGATTGACTTAGGTATTAAATACGATATTTCGGAAAGAACAGTACAGAATATTTTATATAAAACTAAGTATAATTTTTTAACAAAAACAAATATTAGAAAGAATTTGTAAACTTTTTCTAAAGACCTATTATTGATATAATTACATTTGCAAAATGAATAATTGGTACGAATTTCAGAATGAAGCAGAAAGTGCAACTGTTGAGATATCTATCTATGATGAGATAGGTGATTACGGTACTTCTGCAAAAAGATTTATAGACGACTTAAAGTCGGCAGGTGACAAGGATATAAACATCAGAATGAACTCCGTAGGTGGTAGTGTTTTTGATGGCCTTGCAATTTACAATGTTTTGCGTTCACACAGAGGATATGTCAATGTTAAAATTGAAGGACTATCTGCATCAATAGCTAGTATTATTGCCTTAGCAGGTGATAATATAGAGATGGCAGAAAATGGTTTCTTTATGATACACAATCCTTTTGGTAAGTCTGCAGGTGGTGCAGATGATATGCGTAAGACTGCCGATTTACTAGATAAAATCAAGCAAGAGCTTGTGTCTATCTATTCCAACAAAACTCAACTTTCAGATGAGACAATATCGGATATGATGGATAAAGAGACTTGGCTGACAAGTCAAGAGGCTAAAGAGATGGGTTTTATAGATACTATAACAGAGCCTATCAAAGTAGCTGCTAGTTTTAACTTTTCAAAGTTTACCAATGTAGATGAAAAAGAAGTTAAAAATAGATTGGAACTAATTAGTAATATTAAGAAAACGAAAATGACTGACGAATTGAAAAATTGGTTTAACGGTGTTAAGGAAGAAATCATTAACGCTGTGAAGGGAGAAGGCGTAGCTGAAGCCCCTGCTAATGAGGAAGTTTCCGTTGTTCTTTCTGATAACGAGGAAGTTGTAAACAAACTTACAGACTTGTCAAACGAGAAAGAAGAACTATCAAGCATCATTTCTGACAAAGAGGTTTCTATCTCTGAATTAGAAAACAAGGTGTCTGAATTAGAAGCTGAATTAGCGAAGCTAAACGCTACAGAAACTAAAGTAGAGGCAGATAATGACCCTGCAATTAACGAAGCAGATGTTGTAGTTAATGAATGGGATGTATTTGCAAAATCATTATTAAAATAATAAATTAAAAAACTATGGCGACTTTAACAAGTGCAAATTTACCTAACATCGAAAAATATGATGTAAGTAAATCAATAATTGAGCCTCTATTTATGGGGCAAGACTATATGTCTTATATGGATGTAATGCCTAATGTAGCAGGAACTATCGTTATTGATAAGTTTAAGCAATTAGGTGGAATTACAGGAGCTCTTGCTCCTCTTGGGGCTTTCTCAGGAGCAGCAGGTGAAATAGGTGATACTGTAACAATAACTCCTGTTCGTAGAGAAGCAGAGGTTGCGTTTGCAGGTAACGCTTTATACAACAAAATCAAAGGACAACTTATGAGAGGTGGTCACGAATTTGATAATGTTGATGGAACTGTTGTAAAAAATATTTTATTAGACCTTATCGGACAAGGCGTTAAGTCTGACTTCAACAAGCAGTTGTGGTTATCTAGTGCTGCAGGTGGTACAGGTGGTTTTGACCAATATGATGGTTTATTTGATGCAGCTTTCAATGTAACTGCTAACAAATTAAATCGTGGAACTTTAGCTACTGAACAACCAACTGATGCAGCTTTAGTTGCAGGTCGTGGTTTAGATATTCTTAAAGGTCTTTACGATATTGCTTCTCCTGAATTGTTAGAAGCAGGAAATCACGTTTACTTTGTTTCAGGTGATGTAGCAGATGATTATATGGCTACAAACTTAGAATCTTCTAGTTTTGCTGCTGCAGGATATGGAGCTATGGTTAATGGTGTTCAAAGCCTTACTTATAGAGGTATTCCTATTATTGTTCGTAGAGATTGGGATGTGGCTATCGCTTCTAATGTTGCAAACATTAACGGTGCTTCTAATGCTGCTGAAACTCACAGAGCTATGTTAACTACTAAAGATGCTTTTGTTGTTGCTACTGACTTCAACGAAAACTCTGTAGAGCAATGGTATTCTAACGATAACAAAGAGTATCGTTTTAGAGTAGCTTACTCTGTAGCTGTAGCTTTGAAAGATGCTAAATTAGCTGCTTACTATACGCCTGATAATATGGCATAATAATTTAGGGGGATGAAATACTCCCCCTAATAATTTTTAACACAATAAAACCAAAATAAAATGGCAATAGAAAAAATTAGCGTTGTTCACTCCGACTTGGAAAGGAGAGGTGGTCTAAAGCACTTGGGTGTTTGCTTGTTTTCTGATATTAGTTCTGTAGCTTTTGACTCTGCTGCAAATCACACGATATCTACTATCACAGAAGCAAATGTTAAGTTATTTGAACTTAAGCAAGGTACAGGCTCACTAACTAGCTCAGGAACAAAAGAGGGTGGAACAATTATGTTTGAACACACTATTTCTGCTTATATACCAAATATGTCTGATGCACATATGTCTGCTATTGATACTTTAAGTAATGAGAACTTAGTTGTTTTCGCTACTGACTTCAATGATGTTACTTATGTAGTTGGTCTATCTAACAAGTATTCTCTTACAGGAGATATTTCAAATGACCAAATGTATGCTAGACTATCAGGTGTTGAAGCTGCAACAGGTGCTGCTTTAGGTGATGAGAACGGAGTTACATTAACATTTACAGCTATGTCAGGTGAGTTACCATACTTACTTACTCCTGCTGTAACTATTGATGCTTCTGATGGCTCATACTCTATAGCATAATTATAGTAATTAAGATACACAAGTTAGGGGCATTTGCCCCTAGCTATGTATTTTTTTAATATATTGCAATATGTATAAAGCAAAAGTAAAAAAAGGTGAGGCTCGTTTCAATAATATGAAAGGCTTTATGTGGGCAGATGCCACACAGGAAGAACTTAAAAAAGCCTATGAACTTGGTCACACAAAACACATAGAATTTGTAGAAGATGCAGCACCAAAGAAAACAAAAGGCAAAAAGAAGTCAAGTAAAGACAGTTCAGACAAAGAGTAGTTTTAATACTAAATATGCTTTCGTAAACATTAGTACACCTAATGTAGATAGAGAGGTAAAGCAAATAGATAGGGTAAGAGAAGAATATATACCGTTTGGTAAAGACAATCTTTTCCCACAATATTTAGCAGATTTAAAAAGACATTCTTCAACACACCGTTCTGTACTTGCACAGAAAACTACTTTTACAACAGGTAGTGGATTTAAGACAGAAAACGATAGGTTAGCAGAGTTCATCTCTGATGTAAATGCTAACGGAGAATCTCTTAAGGATTGTTTTAAGAAACTAGCAGATGATTACTATACATATGGTAACGCCTACCTAGAAGGTGTTGTCTATGATGGTGGTATTAACTTTTATCATAAAGATGCTGCTACTGCCAGAGTTAGCAAAAACAAGAAAAGTATTTGCTTTCATCCTGATTGGGATAACTATAAGAGAAATCCTGAAAAGAAGCAGGTTATTCCTATTTATCCTAATATGTCTAATAGTAGTTTTGTGATACACTACAAGGACTATGAAAGTACATTTAGCTTCTATGGTTTACCTGACTATGTAGCTGCCTTAGAACACATTGCAATAGATTTTGAAATTGGCAAGTTTAATCATACAAACTTTAAAAATGGATTTAGTCCTTCTGCTATTGTAACTGTAAATGGTGACTTTGGTGAAGCTGAAGCAGAAAAGTTTGTAGAAACTGCTAAGGACACTTTAACAGGTAGTGGTAATAACTCTAAGATATTATTCTTAGTTAAGAACGCAGATGAAAGTAGAGGTACTGATGTTCAGATTCTTAACAACAAAGAAGATGGTGACTTCTTAGATTTACAAAAGCTAACTGACCAAAATATAATTACTGCTCACAGATGGCAACCTGCGTTAAGTGGTATTGTTTCTTCAGGAAAGATGAACAACACAGGTAGTGAGATTAGAATAGCTTATGAATTAGCTATGTCAACAGTAATCAAAGACACAACTAACATATTGTTAGAGCCAATAAAAAGAGTGATAAACAAAGAGCTAGGTATAGATGCAGAAGATTTAACTGTAATATATGAGCCACCAATATCATTCTTGTCTGACATAGACCCAAAACAAGTTCTTACTATAAACGAGCAAAGAGCTATGTTGCACAAAGATTTAGCTAAGCTAGATGATGGTGATATGTTACTAGCAGACAGACAACTGATTAGAGTAGAGAAAGAAGAAACTATAACAAGAAACTAATATGGCTAATGTAAGAAACTTAAATAATTTTGTTACTGCATCAGAAGTAATACAAAACTCTTTCACAAATCAAGCTACAGATACAGCTTTGATTAGTAATAGCATATTAGATATTGCAGAGTTAGCTCATATAAAGCCTGAACTTGGATTAGACTTTTATGAAGAACTTAAAATACAAAGGCACAATGGCACTCTTACAACTGATAATTCTACATTATTAAATGTTTTCTTAAAACCTGCACTATGTTGGTTTGTAAGATTTGAAGTTATGAACGAGATACAGTAT